GCAACTGCAAAAGCTGTCAAAGATGCTGCAGATGCAACTGCAAAAGCTGCTGTTGATGCCGCGGCCAAGACAGCAAAGGTAGCAACCGATACAGTAAACACAATCAATAAAACGGTTGTCAGTACTGCTGGTAAAGCTAAAGTTGAAGTAACAAAAAGTGCAATGGTCACCGCTAAGGTTGCAAAAGCTGCTATGAATGATGTTGAAGCGGGCAGTAAACTTGCAGTAAAAGGTCTAGAGCAAGGTGCTTATGCTGTTGTTGAAGCAGGTGAGCTTATTGCCGAATGGGCTGAAGCAAACTATTGCCAAATTGGTGTTAGCGTTGCGCTAGGTACAATTTTTGCAGCATTGCTGTATCGACCAGAACCAAGCAGTGTAGCAACAACCACCGCAGCAACTGCTCCATTGAGCGCAACAGCTATTTTATATCTAGCCGCTAAAGAAACTGTGGGTGCTGTTGCATTAGGTACAGCATGTGATTTAACAGCCGGTGCATTTGTTGAATTAATTTGGATTGCACCAGATGTTCGCAAAGCAATTGGAAGTAAAAATAAGCAACTGTTAACGGACGGCATTGCTTTTACATTATGTAAGAGCATTGACGTAGCTGCAGGTGCTATGGTTATTCCGCAAAGTTGTGCCGCAGTAGTAGCAGGTATTGTTACCACACTTGTAGCACAATTAGCCTGTGAAAAGACATTGCCAAGCGGTGCTCGCGAATGGGCAACAACCGGCGCAAGTGGTCTATAAAAGATAATTAGAGTAAATCATGACAGAAGAAGTTAAAAGTACTAGCAATTAAAAAAGAAAATTGGTGGAAGTAGCAGGATTCGAACCTGCGAATAGTCCAGTTATGAGCTGGCCGCCTTAAACCGCTTGGCTATACTTCCATTTTTTTCTATTAAATTAAAAGCACGGTTATTGCTTTATAATATATTTTAATGGATCAACCGGACTATTCTTTAAATAGTCATTTTCTTTATAAAATAGCTTTACATATTCTTCTTCTGTTAATGATTTATCAGATTCAGATTTATCATGTTCTTCACCTAGAACATTTTGTGCAAACTCTGACTCACTATCTAAACCATAGGCAATATCAACTGCACTTTGATAATCTTTAGCCTCAATAGCATATAGATTACTAAAAGTTAAAATTTTACTTACCACAAAAATAGGCATTATTACTTCCTTAATTGCTTAATTACAACACTCTTAGTATAATCTGAAAGTGGGATAAAGTCAAAGGAAATAGCTGAAGGATTCCCATTTTTATAAACCCATTCTAACCAAGAAGTGATATCGTTTAACTTCTTAGAGTTTTTAGGAATAAGAATATAGGTAGCTGAAATAATAGGATAGCACTCATCACACTTCATATTTAGTGAATCTGCTTCATTGGTATCCGACCATTCTGCTTTATTTGCAGCCGCAATAAAAGTCTTACTGGTAGGTACTACCCACTTACCAGTTGCACTCTTTAGCACTGCAGTTGGAATATTATTATTTGTGGCAAAGACACTCTCTACATAACCAATAGAGCCAGACATACGCTTTACAGTTGCTGATACACCATCATTACCACGGGCGCCTGAACCAGTATTCCACTTGATTGATACCGCTGGTACACTAAAATCTTTATCTTGTGAATGTAAATATGAAACAAACACAAATGTAGTACCTGAACCATCAGCGCGATAGATTGGTGCAATAGCTAGATTAGGTAACTTTAATTCTGGATTATCAGCTAAAATAGCAGGATCATTCCACTTAGTAATCTTACCTTGATAGATATCAACTAGAGTCTGCCCAGAAACTCTTAAGGTATTATTAGTAATTCCAGGTAGATTCACAATAACCACCACCGATCCCATAACAGTAGGAACTTGAATGAGATTATGTTGATTGAGTTTTTCTTGACTCATAGGGGCATCTGATGCTCCAAAGTCCACAGTGCGATTAATGATTTGATTTTGCCCACCGCCAGATCCAATTGCTTGATAGTTGATTACAAAACCAGCGCTTTTAGATTCTTCTGCCCATTTAGAATAAATTGGGGCAGGAAATGTAGCGCCAGCACCGTTTAGTACTTGAGCATGTGCTGTGGTGGTTAATAGAGTTACAGTTAAGCTTGCAATAAGAAATTTCATTTATATACTCCAAATAGTTTCATAACTCGTTGTTCGTGTCGACCACCTTCATATTTAGTGTCTAGGAAAGTAGTGACACACTTCCAAAGTTGCTCTTTATCACTGATAAAACGAGCACCAAGTGCAAGAACATTTACGTCATTATGTTCCCGCGCAATCTTTACAATCTCCGGATCAATGGTATTTACACAACGAATACCAGAGTTGCGATTAGCAGCAATAGCCATGCCAACACCAGAACCACAGACTAGAATACCTCGACTAATAGTGTGAGAATCTAGTGTTACTGAGGAACAAGTCTTAAGAGCATAATCTGGATAATCAACACGCGTATTTAATGCTGGAAAGAAACTATTGATACTATGACCAATATCAAAAAGCCCAACGGAAAGTTCTTTTGCTAACTCCAGACCTGCATGATCACAACCAATGAAGATAGTATAACTCATTACTTTTTTGCCTTTTCTGTGCATAATTACTTTAAAGTTTCTTATCTGTATTTTTAGAATTATTTTGCTTTAACTTTATGATAAGAAACTTCAACTTGTTTTATCCCATTACACCAACCTTATTCGGTCATTAACCATTATATACACTCAGGTAAAAAAGTCAACCATTTAGTTTTTAAGATACTCTTTTAATTCTTTATAAAATGCTAACCCTAACAAAATCAATGACTTAACCGTTTTACATACCCAACCTTTTGAAAAGATTATAAAAAAATTTTGATTCTTAGCTTTTTTAGGTTTTATCTCTAATTAAGAATAAAACGCAATCTTTTCAATAGGTTAGCTATTTTATAAAAGTTAATGATATCAATGGGTTAGGTGCTTACAACGTCCCTGATCGTCCTAAGCACACCTAGTCGGGTTATCCTACAGCCAGATAGGCTTAGTACGATCTCAGACGTATTTTTAGCTAAGTGGTTGATATAATTAAGTTTAAAAAAAATGTGAGAAATATGCAAATTTTTTGGTAATTATATCAACCACTTAAGCCTAACCCATTGATATCCTTATGGTTGACTTTTGTAGCATATGGTGATATAATCTGATCATGATTAACAGAGGTGCTCATGCATACCGCAGTTTATAAGTGCCCACCCAAGCTATCAGTTGGGCAGGTAGCCGAAGCAGTTCGGTTTTATGCCTCGACTCTCATGAACCGTCAACTCGTAAAAAATTTAACCGTCAAGGTGTTTTTTAAAGATGATGGTGTGGACGGACTCTGTAATACGGACGACGATCTTGCCAAGCCCCGTGTGTTTGCTTTGCAGATCAACCCCAAGCTGTCGGTTAAGGACATGCTTACGGCTCTGGCTCACGAAATGGTCCATGTAAAGCAGTTTGCCACGGGTGAGTCCAAGCAGTATGAGCGCACACCATACGTGACTAAGTTCCGTGGTGTGATGGTAAATGTATCCACCACGGACTACTGGGACCTACCGTGGGAAATCGACGCATATGGGCGCGAACTTGGTCTCTACGTCCGACTCATGGAGCACTTGAGGAATGTCAAAAAGAAAGCAAATAAAACGTAACCCTATGGCTAGGGATCTTATGAATCCCAAGTACCGTAAAAGAGTTGTTAAGAGCAAAAAGCTTTACACAAGAAAAAAAGTCAAGGAAAAATCAATCCTTGACTTTTTTTATGGGTGTGATATAATAGTTACTAATGCGTAGGAGACTAAAATGTCTGGCTGTCGACCGACAAGTTCCAGAAACAATACCAAGACTCAGGGTGTGATATGCGCCACGATCACTACATGAATATACTTGCTAGGTTGGCACCCAATCTAGAGAAAGTTGCTGGCGCTAAGATTGCTTCATGTCTTGTGCATAAAAATAGTATTATGTCGTTTGGGTTTAATCAAAGAAAAAGTCATCCATTCCAAGCAAAATTTAGCAAGAATGATGACTGTATTTTTCTTCATGCTGAAGTTGATGCTATCAAGAATGCCATGAGGTGCAACTCGTTGGATGAGTTAAAGAAAAGCACTCTCTATATCTATAGAGCTAAGAAAATAAATGGTAAGATTGGTGCTGGTCTGGCAAAGCCATGTGATGGTTGTATGAGAGCTATTGCCAACTTTAATATCAGAAATGTAATCTATTCAACCGAGGATGGTCATCAATCTCTGTAATCTTCTTCTTTTTTGGAACCATCATCAATAATTACATACTTAGTTTTGGAATCAAGCTCGGGATATATATCTAGTACTTTTCTAGCTTCAATAAGTCGACCAATTATATTATTGATAGTTTTGTGAATTACTTCATCATTAACTCCATCCTGTAGTTCGTACAGGATGGAGTTTAAGTTAGTATCAACAGATTTGTCAATCTGGTACTGATTCTCTTTATTATCAGTTCTTGTTTCAAGATGTGGAAATAGAATCTTTTTAATGGCATCAAGTTGTCGTTGTGCTTCTGATTCAGTTATTTTTCTTTTCCACTTAAACATAATATATCCTTTATCTTATTTTTCCACAAATGTTTTCATATTTTTAGAGTTTGTCGTAGCTTAACTTCGTTATAGTTTATTTATAATTTAGTTAATGTTCACTAATTCACCGTTACCAGAAACTTTATCAGTAACAACTATTCTACCTGCTGAGTCACCTCTTGAAGGAGATTTACCATAAATTTTTGGGGTACCATCTGAATCTTTTGCATCTGGATCAAATCTTTGGTCTTCTCTTCTAGCCCTAAATCTAAAATATAAATCGTGAGATTTGGCGTATTCAACTGCTCCAGTTAATACACCATTAAATTTAACTGTATTGGTTTTTACATCATATGGCGCAACCACATTCATTGGACCAATATACATATAGTCAATTGGACCACCCATCGATTTATTACCAACAACAATTTTTAATTTGGAAGAGCTTCCTATTTTACCAAAAACATCTGGAACTTTATCTCCAATATTTAAATTAAACTTTTGAGTCAAATGTTCATATGCAACTTTCATAAATTTTTTTGCCATTCCAGGAACTGCTAGTTCTAAACCACGCAATCCTCCTCCAGCAAGAGATGGTGCGCTTTCACCCTTTAGAGAAAGGTTAATAATTTTAATCTTTTTACCATCTCTAACATGAAGAACAACATCTGTATATGGCTCTGAACCACTTATTTGGCGACCTGTAAATTTATCAGCGTCAATCACGCCAGTAATTTTTGTTTTACCTGCAATTATTGTGATTGGATTTTTTTGATTTTTTTCAACAGCATCTTTAATAGCCTTAACTACTCCAGATTCTTGTCTTTCTGCTGATGCACCCGCCATATTACTCTCCTATTATACACTAAAAACTATTGTCACACCTACCTTCTACTTTAATTTGAAGTTTTATAACATCACCACAGGATGTGGCACACCTACCATACCAGTATATATGTTGCTAAACTGAGATACTTTAACGTTTACGACCTATTGTGTACTTACTTTGTAGGTCCCAGTCAGCTTTTTCCTTAAATGCGAGTACTTTGATCTGATTAAGCGGTGCTTTAGCTTCAATCATATCCTTATTTGCAATTTTAAATAGATTCCACTCTTCTAGTAAAATAGCTATAGAGTTTCGTCTTTGTCTATCCTCTTCTGAAAAGCTGGAAGGTTTACCATCAAGCGCAAATAACTCTTTGAAGTGTACTAGATAATATCTTCCTTGTTTATGAAGAATATGGCACGATTGATATAGAATCTTATCTTTCTTTGAAGCAACTCCTATACGTGTAAGAGTCTCCTTAATCTTTAAAAAGTCATCGTCATCCGCTATAGTAATCTCTAATAAAGTCTTTAAAATATCCATAATATTGCCTCACAATAAATCCTCTCCTATTTATTTTTTTGTAATCTTTACGTTATTATTACTATCTGGGTATATATAATGTTCGAGGAACTCTGTTTTTTGTTTATCGGTAAGAATATTCCAGAACTGTCGAGTCCTTTGGATATTATAACCAACGACTTTGGAAATATCCTGCATCATTTTTAGTTCTTTCTTGTCATCCTTTGACTTTGATAGCCATGGCTTATATCGCTTTGCTTTAGAAGGAATAGAATAGAACATATAATCATGTTGTAGTTTTTTATCTAGAAAATGGAACCTATTCATTGCTTCTGAATGAATGAATGTATCCATATGAGACGAGAATGATTTGTTCACAATCCATGGTTCATAGTCTCGTGAAGTCTGGTCATCATAGAGGTATTCCTTAGTTTTAGAGATATCAGTGATGAATGTCCAGACGTTAAACTTGGATTTATCCTCTTGTTGCTCTTCACGTGTCTTTATGACTCCAAAGAGTGTTGAGGTCTCACTCATGAAAATTCACACTCCATAGAGACTTCAATAAAGAATGCCATGAGATTGATTTCAGCATCAGCTACAAATGCGGCTTTATATTGATATTCTGCAATCTTGAGAATAAGAACAGGAATAGACCTCTTGGTGAAGAGATCGGTCGCATTATCATAGATAGTACGGAATACGGCTACTGAATCGGTATCAGCGTTTTCATGGATCCATTTACGGATTCCATCCATATTCTTGGTCTTGCAATGACTAATGACTTCTTTTACAGTGACTGATTCAAAGTTGGATAGAATACCAGAATCAATCTTACCAGCAACTGAATAACGCTGTAGTTCATTTAGAACTCGGCGCCAATCCGGAAAGAACTTCTGAATGACTGCCGCAACTGCTTGCTTGTCATACTCTACATTTTCGGTTGCAAGAATAGTCTCAGCACGCTTCATAAATTGTGCAGCAAGTTTTGGCATTTCTTTTTTAGGAATAATAAAGTCTACGATAGGAGCGCGAGAATGAAGCGGCTTAATGATCTTATCCTTGTAATTACAGGTAAGGATAAAACCACAGTTCTTGGAAAATTCTTCCATGAAGTTACGAAGCGCAGGTTGAGTACTGTTAGGATTTAAGTAATCTGCCTCATCAAGAACAGCATATTTACGCCCACCAGTAAGTGACACTGATGAAGCAAAATGTAGAATATCATTACGCAGAGTATCAATATTACCGTTCATCGAACCGTTAATGATAATGTAATCACAACCTAGTTCTTCAAGCATGGCTCGAGCAATAGTGGTCTTACCTACACCGGCACCACCTGCTAGCGTCATATTGGCAATATTACCAGAATCCACAAAGCCTTGGAAAGTCTTTTTTAGATCACAAGGTAGAATAGTGTCAGCTACCTTACGTGGGCGATACTTTTCAACCCACTGGTATTGTTCAAGCATTTACTTTCTCCATAATAAAAAAACCGCATGGATACATTATTACATATCCATGCGGTTGACAATAAATTCAATAATATTAGAAAGTAGAGTTAGATTCTACTGCAATCCAATAAACTACTTCAGTTCCTACAAATTGAGAGATACCCTTAGATGAGATCATAACTTTGTAGTCACCATCCATTATCCTAAGATTTTCTTGACGGAAAATAGCACGGAAGACCTTATCACTTTCACCGATATTAACAGAATAAGTGTCAGTTGATGGGTTCTTCATATCAATAGCTTCTAGTGATACAGTCGTGCCGTCACCAATAATAGCAATTTCAGGAAGACCAAGAACACTTAGAGCCTTGGTAACATTCTGATAATCACGATTAGTTAGGACACATTCTACATCTACTGATGGTAACTTGATTTCTTTTTCAGGTGGGGCCATAAGAATGGAAGGATCAGCATAATGATAAACTACACCACGGTTTCCATCAGAAATGCGAACAGATCTGTCACTAAATGTTAATTCAGGATTCTCAAATAGAGATAAAGTTGAAATAAATCGAGTAAGATTATAGATTGCCACCGTATTCTCAAACTGTTCAGTAACTGTAGTACGAGCCATGATAGTCTTATTTTGAGAGATGGTAGATACCATGTTACCAGGCTTCAGTAGAATAGAAGGATTGATAGCAGAGAAGTTTTTAAGAATGTGTAGAGTACGTGCACTTAGTTTCATAATATAGTTTGTCCTCTTTATTGTATATAATGTATAATATCATAGGTTAAGTAGTGTGTCAACTACTTCTTACCCTTTTTAAGCATTGCTGGATCAGCAGTAGCAGGGGCACCAATAGATGCTAGATCAGCAAGTGATCCACCAAAGATGTATGTACCAACGTGCTGTAGTTTCATCCACGGGCAATACCAAATTTTGCCACCAGCTTGTGCTAGTTTCTGGCAGAACCAATAGTCTTCTGATAGATAACGCTTAGACACTGGATCAATCTCTGCCTGAAAGTATTGCATGATTTCGCGAGAGCCATCAAACTGTTCAGTACGAACGTGGTCTGGTTTATAATGATATTGTGGGTAAACATCTCTAAACTTTTCAAATGCAGATCGTCGAGTCATCATAAAACCAGTACCAACCTCAGAGACTTCTACTGGTTCATCAATTCGAATAGTGCCATTACCATTGGCTTTAGGATTAAAAACATAATCACCAACAAATTTGTCTAAAACATTAGCATCTTCATCTGCAATACCTTTGTTAACTGCTAATTTGATCTTTTCCCAAGAGATTGTCTTCTTCGGATATGGACCTGCAAGAACGTCATATTCTGAATCATCAGATTGAAGTGCCATCATTGCAACAACATCACGCGGGTCAAAACCAATATCTGAATCGATGAATAGCATATGGCTGCAATCAGATCGCATAAACTCATCAACACAATAGTTTCGTGCACGAGTGATTAGTGATTCGTTAAATAGAAAGTATGATCTAAGTTCTAAACCATTAGCGGCAAACATTGCGGTTAAGTCAGCTGATGATTTAGCAAAAAGACCTGCACACATTCCACCATACATCGGTACAGCAAGAAAAAGTTTACGCTTCCTTAGTTCAACCATCTCAATCTTAATTTCCATAATCTATTCCTTATAATGATCATTATATAAAGCAAGCATAATATAATGCATTGCTTTCATTAAATCTTTTTTGTTGGAGCTATCTTTTTTTCCATATCGCCAAATATATTTTTCGGCGGTGTCAATGAAAGTGGTTGTAGCGGAACCACGAGCAATCCAAGCATCAAAACATTCTAGTGTTTCAGCTTTATAGTGTTCACTATATGTCTTATCAATATAATCTTTAAAGTCCTTGATAATCATATCCTCACAATATTTATACTGAATCTTATTGGATTCTATAATATCATATGATTTTAAGGTTGATTCTGAGTTATCAATAGAATTAATTGGACTTACAGTAAATGTATATTTTTCATCAGCCGTATTAGTGAAAGCTGTGGTACTCATATTAGTCAAAGTTATAGTACTCATAATATATATCTCTTATTGAAAATAGTCAACTATTGTTTTGTAGTTTTGGTTTTTAATTTCAAGCTTTTGAGTATGATTATACTGAAACGTATATGTAGAATTAATAGTGCTTCTATTACCAAGTAAATATTCACGCACTTCTGTCGCCATATCTGCAGCAGTTTGCACTGGTACATTTTGACAAATATGATTATAGTTTTTTCTGATTGGTTCTACAAGCTCAAAATTATCAGGCAAACCCATGATAGTCATAGCTTCTCTATAACTAATATAGCGATCTTCATCGGGATGTGTAAGCATCATAGGATAATGACCAACAAAGGCACCAATATAATCACAGGGAATAACTGTTCCGCGCTTCATAATATTTCCCCCCGATTCTAGTTTTGCTTTTTTATATTCACACTTTTTAGCTTCATTTTCTAAACCATTTTTTCTCATCCATTCAGCTAAACGAATATAATCATGCCCGCTTTTTTCAATATAAGAAAATACATCATTACTACGTGTTTTAAGAGGATCGATTGTTTTACAAAACTCTTTATGAGTTAAACCTGGGTGTACTTCCTCTAAAATATAACGATAATAAGGATCATCTTTACTTGGTGTTTTTTTATTTATAGATTCTCTTTGAGAATTTCCGCGGGCATTTCTAATCGTATCTTCAATAGTAGAACGAGGTCTATTATAATATTCCATAACAGGTGTTCTATCACCTTTCCAGAAAAAATAGAAAGAACGTTCACGCACTTGAGGAACACCATGAAATAGTGATTTAGTTCTATAAACAGTCATTGAATAACCAGCTTCACGGCC